CTCATCCAGATCGTGACGTAGTGGTCGGCAACGCCAATGAACTGCACCGTCGTCGCCAGCCCGATGCCATGATCCCCGCGAATGCGCTGGTAGAGGCCCGCTACATTGTGCGAGTTGGGGCCGAACATCGCATTGGCAGTGTTGGTGAAAATGAACGAGTCGCTGGGGTTGTTGATCGCGGCGGCTTGACTCCACGCAGCAATCGCCGTGGTGGGTATTTGAAGATTCGAGTCTTGGTCGATTAGCTTCGTACCCGAATACATGCTGCCGAAGAAGGAAACGCCGTTGAATTCCGCGCTGCCATCCTTCCTGATGATCCAGCCGGTAGTCCTCGACGTGTACACATCGGACTGAATGCGGTCCGCGATGTTGACGATGTTCATCCGCACCTTGCCGCCCGAGACGAGGAACGGCGGCGTAGTGCCCGTAGCCGAGTTGTAAATGGCAAAGTGATCGACCAAGATGACCATGTCGCTGGTCGGTATGCTTCCGTTGGTCACGTTCGCCGTGAGCTTCATGCCTGCGACGGCTTGCACGCCCCCAATTTGCGCCTGCACCTGCAACGACCACGAAGCATTCGCAGTCGCGGTGTCAGCGTTGACGTAGGTGATGAAATCCTGCTGAGACGCTGCTTGGTAAATGTTGCCGTTGGAATCCTTCAGCGCCGAGTACACCTGATCGAACTTGCGCGCGGTACCCGCGTTGGGATTGGCAACGACGTTCGTGCTGCCGGTGACGAGTGCTTGGGTGCCGCCGAGTTGCGCCCAGAACAAGTTGAGTTGTGAGGCCAGCGCCGTGTCGCTCGACGTACGCGCAGTTGTTTCTGCGGTGATGCCTGCTGACGAACTGGAAATGCGTGCATCACTGGCGTCCACCCACGCAGTGCCGGTGGCGTTCCAGATCATCAGCTTGTTCTGGTTGGTCGTGTCGATCCACAGGTCACCCGGCTTCAACGTGTAGGTCGCGTTGCTCGTAGGCGCAGTAGGCTGTGCGAACACTCTCGCCTTGAGGCCGGAATAGGCGATGACTCCCGAAAGCTGCCGCGCGCTGGCGGACGTGGAGTCGGCGGCGACGTTGTTGATCTCGTTAATCATCGCCAAGTTGCCGTTAACCTGCGCAGACATACCAGCGACCGTGCGGGCGATGGCCGAACCCGAAGTGGTGGTGACGGTGTTGATCTGAGCGATGTCGGCAGTTGCCTTCGGCAAGCCGGTGTTCGGATCGTTGGTCTGCGCGTTGAGTCCGTAAAGCTGCCGCGCATTGGCCGACTGCGAGGTGGCAGTCACCGTGTTGATCTGGATGATCGCAGCGGTGTTCGCTATGTTGCCCGTGTTCGGATCGTTTACTGTCGCGACGAGGGCGGCAGTCTGCCGGGCATTGGCCGAACCTGAACTAACCGATACGTTGTTGATCTGAATGATCGCGGCGGAGGCGGCGGGCAAGCCGGTTACCGGGTCGTTCACCTGCTCCTTCAACGCCACCAAACTCTGCGCGCTTGCCGACGTAGAGGTGTGGTCAATCGTGTTGATCTGAGTGATGTCGTTCTGAAGACCCGCAATCGTCTCGTTGATGCCGGTGAGCGCGTTGCGCATCTCGGTTGTCAGCGCGAAATAGTTCGCAAACAACTCGTTGCTGGTCCTGTAGACCTTGGTGAAGTCGACCAGCGTGATACCGGATGCGAGGAAGTCGAGCAGGTTCTGGAGTCCGGGCGGAATCGGGACCGTACCGCCACCGCCGCCGCTGCTGCCCGGTCCCGGTTCGAGCGTTGACGAGCCGGGTTGCCCAACACCAGCAATGGCGCGGATGTTGGGATTCTTCGCGAGGAAGTCCCACTCCTCCTTCGTGATGAACCGCTGCTTGTCGTCGGAGCCGCTGTTGCCGTTGCGCAACTGCCAGACGTTAGCGAGCGAGTCGCAGAAGGCCCGCACCTGCGGGTCTTTGATCCCGTCGGTCGGTGCGAGGGTGTTGACTCCCTTGTAGTAGCCGTCAGGCATCAGACTTCCTTCAGTTCATCCGGCGATTGCGCAAACGCAATGTCCTCCAGTATGGCTCCCCCCGAAATCTGAATCGAAATCTGCCACTTCAACGCACCACGGTTCGGCGGCAAGCGAAAATAAGTTGTACGGTTCGTCGGGTTGAGCACCTGCGTGTGAATGAGCACGTCGTCTGCGTACAGCACCACGGTGATCCCGCCCCCTCCCGACATGCGCGCGAATCCAATGCCGAGCTTGGTGTACTTGGGCGTGATGAACAGCTTGCTGTCCCACTGCGCGTTCAGCGCCTGACCTTCGCGGAACCGGTATATCCTGCCGCCCGCAGCGTAGTACAGCGTGTCGAGCACGGGCAGGCGCATCAGCACGGTGCATTGAAAATCCCACTCCGTCATCGCACCACCGGCCTCGTCCAATTCCAGCACGAAGCCAGTTTGCACGTCGTAGCACGCAGCGACGACGCAGCCATCGTGGTAGGCCAACTGCATCGTCGGCAACGCATCGCCAAACATGTCGCGCCATACCTTGCGTGTGAACATGCGCTGGTTCACCGCGAGCGAGGCTTGGCTTCCCTCGACCACCACGATGCCGTCGTTCGACAGGAAGGCGACCCCGCCCTCGACGGCGCACATACTCCGCTGCGAGATGCCACCCACCGGAATCGGCACCGTCATGGAAGTCACGGAGTGCGGATGGGGGCCGGTCACGACGTAGGTTGCCTCACGCGTGGTCACCACGATCACCTGCGCTCCCACACAGATACCCGTGATCGCCTTGGGGAACGTCATCGTGTACTGCCATGTGTGCGGCCTGTACGGCTCACTCATGAACAGCATGTTGTTCGCGAACGCGGCAAACCAGCCGTTGGGCGCGAGCACGAGGCCGAACATCCCGACCGGTGGCACCACCCACGTCAGCGACTGCAACGCCGTGCCTACGGTGGACTGCACGATGCGTGCGGAATCTGTGAAGACAGTGCCGGTAATGGCACCGACCGCGTTAGCCTTGATGTACTGCGACCCGCCGTAGGTGCGGTAGACGTTGCTTTCTTGACGCAGGCGATAGCCACTCGCTGCGTTGTTGGGGTGTGTCATCGTCACCTGCACGTCCTGCAAATACGTGGGAGAGATGAGCGACACCGGAGACGGACCCGACTCCTCGTTCCACACGTTCACTTCCGTGAAAACGTACGCGCGCGTCTCGACGACACCCCACGCGAAGTTGACGAAGTAGTCGCCAGCCACACCACCCGCTTCAAGCGTCATGGTGATGCCACCGGGCAACGCGGACGAGGTTGCAGGATATGTCGAGTTGCTGGCCGTGTTCATCGAGAACAACTGCTTGGTGCTCTCGCTCGCGACGGCCTGCACGACGAGAACTGCGGTAGCGGGAGCGTCGGCAGGTTTCGCGGGAGCGGTGATGGCGTAGCGCCGCCACACAGCGATAGCGTTCGCCGCTATGTCCGTGACGCCGTAATCCACGCCGCCGTCGGAGTACCACGCCTTGAACGCAATGGTCGCTGCCGGATAGTCCGCGAGCGAACTGCGGTCGATCAGCAGGAGCGCAGGCGCGACGGTAGGATTGGGAACACCTGCGGCCCACTTCTGCCCCGCCGGAGGAGGACCGCCCGTCACGGCTATGGACTCAGGTGTCGGCGACACCATGAGCACACCGCCCTCGATGTAGTAGATGCGGTTGTAAATCTCGTTTATGACGGGCGAGCGGTACGCGACGACCTCGGTAGGCCATGTGTACCAGTAGATTCCCTCGGTCGTGTACATGCCGCGTATCGTGCCGCCGAGGTTGACGACTTCCAGCCCGCCTTGCAACGCCTGAAGCTCGCTGCGGCTGAAGTCGCAGTTGCCCGCGAACGATGCGGCGTTGTCGGGCAGCAGGTGATCCGGCTGGCGCGGGATCATCCCGACGAAATCTTTGAGGGACATGGCAGTCATGGATTACACCTCGCAGATTCCCGGTTGGCGTTGGCCTTTCAGGGCCACTAAGTCGGCGTAGACGTAGAGCAGATTGTGCTCCTTGTGCCAGTCACTGGGGTGCTCCTGCCAGATGCGCGTGCCCTGAAAGCGTGCAACGATTCCGGGCACGTACTGGCGCTGCTGCGCTCGCGTGTAGTACCAGAACGAGTTGGGATTCCAGAAGCTGCAATGGGTCGGGTCTTGGAACGCGCCTCGTCCGTCCGTTGATGGAGTGGCTGACAGGAGCCATCCACCCGGTACCAAGACCCGGTAGATTTCATTCATCACGCCGACGACACAGTACGGCGGCTCGTGCTTGCACGACGAATCACGGCAGTGCGGAATGTGTTCGAGGAAATCGTAGGCGCGGATCACCCCAATGGACGATTCGCTGAACGGCCACTTCTTGCGCAAGTCGTAGCCGTTCTTCAGGTCCACTGCGATGAACCCCTCGGGGCAACCCGTCGCGCCGCCGAGATCGAGCTTGCCCAGACCCGCGCGCTGGCACCACTCATGTACCAGCGCGTGAGTGTAGCGGTTGGAAAGCTCGTGCTGCTTGGCCTGAATCTCGGCGTTGCGCTTGAGCCACGTATTGCTGCCGTCATCCTTGATCCGGTAGAGGTACAGGCACTCCTCGATGTGACGGAACGTGGCACCCGCGAGGTACGTGCGCGCAACCAGATCGAAGTCGTCGCACACGCCGAGATTCGGATCATGCCCACCAACCTTGTGGTACATGTCCTTCTTCCACACACGCACATGGTCGGGCGCGAAGAAAATCTGACGCAGCGAACTGGCGTTGGCGTCAAAGCTGCGATTCACCTTGAACTGCTCCTGCTGGTAGTGCTCCCAGCCGAATTCCTTGCCGTACAACTGATATTCGCCGTTGCCGCGAAACTGTGCAGCATCGGAGTAGATGAAGTCGACGTCCACCGCCGCGATCTTCTCCAGCGCGGTGGGCAGCAGCATGTCGTCGTGATCGAGTTCAACCAGATACTCCCCCTCGCACTGGTCACACGCGTACCGCTTCAACGCGCCGACACCCGACGTGGACATCCACGCAGGCGCGGTCAGCACACGCACACGCTCGTCATCGAACTCGGACAGCAGCTTCGCGCCGTTGTTGAGCACGATCACCCACTCCCAGTCGCGGTAGGTCTGCGCGAGCAGCGAGTCGTACGTCTCCTTCAGGAACTTCGTATCGTGCGTTGGTGTAAACACTGAGAACTTCAACCGACTTTCCCCTTAATGTGAGTCGAATCGTTGCCGTCAATCCAAGTGATCGCGCTGTTCGGTTGCCCGTTCAGATCAATAGCAAACGCCTGCCCTTGCTCTCCTACTACAAATGCACCCCAGCCTTTGCCGGTCCCACCAGTAGTAGCATCGCTGCCACCGCTGGCACCGCCAGCACCCTTAGTGTTGAAGTTGCCCCCATGCCCAGCATCGCCGTCTCCAGAAGCAAACTGAGCACTCCCGCCTGCTCCACCGCTACTATTCGGCGATCCCTGCCCACCGCCACCGCCACCGCCGCCCGCACCAAGTCCTGTCGATCCTTTCCCTCCCTTAGCCCCAGCGCCGCCGCCGAAAATAAAACCATCGGCGACACTGATGATGATCGGTATGGCAGCAGATATAGCTGTACCTCCCCTTGCCCCAACAGAACCTGCCTGCCCGCCTGCATTACCTCCCTTGCCGCCGTTACCTCCCTTGCCGACGATGTAGCTGTTACCAGAAAAAAGAAGCTGTATGGTGGAACCAGCAGCAAACCTGTTCGATATCATCATCCCCGGCGTACCGGAGACAATTGCACCGTTGATGATCGAGCAAACAACGTTGACAACATCATCCGGCGATCCAGCTTCAGTATGCAAGTTGACATCACTACGATTGCTGGAAATCGTAATGTAGATCGTGTTGCCGAACATCCCGCCGTGCGCGGGCATTACCCCATTCCCTTCGCGAAGCCCACGACATCAACCGTCGCACCATCGTGGCAACGCAACGTGATCTCGTCACGACCCGCAGCCGAAAGAGAATAAGTACCAGCACCTCCCGGCCACTTCACGCCGGGGAAGAGCGTGGCAACCGAAGTCGCCACGCCGCCGTTGGTGAGCGACACCACCAAGTAGCCGACTGCACCGTTCGGCAAATTCTGATGTGTGAAGGTTGCGCCTGCGGCGGTGATCGTCGCTGTTACCAAACCGTTCAACCAAGGAAGCGCCGTGCCCGCCGCCGAGACGTTACCGAGCACAGTCTTGGCCTCGCGCTCGTACTGTGTAATCAATCCGACGAGGCCGTAGAGAGCACGGCCATTCGCATTCAGATTGCCAGCACCATCAATAACAAACGCGTTCGCTTCATGCAGCAGCCGGTACGACGCCGCGCCCATCGACCAGCCGCCGACCTTCCACTGATTGTCGGTGTCGATGCCGAAGTAGGCTGCATAGTTGATCTTGTGGAACCCCATGAACGCAGCGTCAGCCGCGCTGGCGCTGCGCGCTTCCATCTTGTGCTGCCCGCCAGTGCCTGCTGCGATGGCCCCTTGCGAGCCGATGGAAAGCATCGCGTTGTAATTGACGAGATTGCCCGCGCCGTCGATGACGTTCTGGGCAGTCCGCTGCAAGTAGCCCGACAGATCAGGTGTCGTTCCCGCCGGTCCTTGCGGCCCTGCTCCACCTTGCGCACCTGCACCGCCCGCTGCGCCTTGCGGGCCTGCACCACCCGCTGGACCCTGCGCACCCGCTGCACCTTGCACACCTGCCGAACCCTGCGCGCCTGTTCCCGGTGGCCCCTGCACTCCCACTCCACCCTGCGGGCCTTGCGCACCGCTCGCACCCTGCGCGCCCTGCGTACCCACCGGGCCTTGCGATCCTGTCGCACCTTGCGGCCCGCCCGGAGTTCCCTGCGGTCCTTGCGGTCCTTGCGAGCCGACAACGGTGCCGCCCAGCCACGCACCGGCTGCGGCACTCCACGTCCACATCGCGCCGCCCGCGACGAACTGCTGACCATCGGTGGGTGAGTTGGGGAAGTCCATCTATGCCTCGCAGAAGAGAAGAGGTCCACCCACGTCAATTCCTCGCCAATGGAATACAGACATGTACATCGAATCGACATCGAGGTGACTGTTAACGGTCACGTTAGATTGCATCTGCGAACCGATGAGGTTGAAACCCCACAGGGCATTGTTCACATCGGCAGGCGTTGGCGCAGGGGTGCGACCCCAAATGTCGCCGGGGCCACCGCCCTGAAACCACGAACTGTCAGGCGGATTCTGATTCGATGTCGGCGCAGGTATGTTCTGAACGTGAGACTGCGTTGTATTCCCGTCATAGAGTCCGGTCGCAAGATCGACAAAATTCCACGTCAAATCCCAAGCACCCGAAGATGTGCTGCCCGTACCTGTCCATGCACGCAGTCTTGACTCGGTTGAAAACCCAAGGACTGTCGCAGCAGCCGGAACAGCGAAGGCGAACGTGGCACGCAGGCAATTCGAGTCACGACGAGCCGTCGTGAGCAGAGTGGCACGAGCATCATCATCAGCAGTGACATTGCCGGGGTTCGTCCACGAAATTGCACTGGGCAATCCCGAAGCCGTCTGCACGCCCGTAGCCGCGATCTGCGTGACCGCTGTTACTGTCGGCGGCACGAGCATCACGCCCATCGCAGCGGTGCTCACCGAGATGCTGTTACTCCACGCGTTCCCATTCGGCAGCGTAATGTTCGGCGTACCAACCGGCGTCGTCGGCGAATCTCCAATGTAGACACTTACTGCTTGACCGGTACTGCCCACCGAATAGTTAGTGACGCGCGCCGTGTACGCGCCGGTCTGGCTCGTCGCGGGCGGAGTACACGTCATACCTTGGTATTCGCACAGCGCGAACAGAACCACCATACCTGCATTCGCACTCAGCGGATTGAACATCGGGTTGGTGACCATCTGCCCGACACCGCCACCCGAAGATGTGGCATTTGCTGGAACATTGCACCACTGAGGGTATGCCGCATCGCAACTACGGTACGCGACGACAGCAGCGACACAAGGTTGCGAGAGCCGCGCAACGATGTCCCAAAAAGCGGACGCTTCGCTGCCGGTCCACTTGTGAAAATAGATGCGACCTATGCTCCCTGTACCCCCACCCGCATCCGTAGAGAAGAATGCATTGACCGGAGCGCCCCATGCTGCATTAACACCCGGTGCTTGTGCAGCAGTAACATTGGCGCAGTAGTTCGCGGTAAGCAGCACCAGCCAATCGCCAACCGCGAGTCCCGTGATCGGCGTGAGCGTTATGGTGGCGTTGGAACCCGAGACTCTGGTCGTACCGACGAAAAATGGTTGCGCGAGCATCAGTACACCGCTGCATTAGCGAACCACGCACCGCCAGCATTCCCACCCCACTCCAAGAACGCGACGATAGCTTCCTTGCGCGGACCCGCAGCGAAGTTCGGAACGATACCCAGCGGCCACACGACAGAAGCAGGGAAAGTGATCGTGCCCCCTTGCGTGTTGTAGAAGTAGAGCTTCAGCATCGGCCCATAGATGTCGAAGTTGCTGAATGACAAAGTGAGATTGCCCACGACCTGAATCGCCTGCACCATCCCGCTCTGCCAGTTGATGGTGAGTGCGCCGCTCTGCGCCCCCAAGCCAAGTGCCGACGACTGAATCTGCCCCGGCACGAGCACTTGCGCAGTGAGCGCCTTGGTCGTCTTGTTGAACGTGAACGACCCGTCGCCCGCAGGCGCACCCGCATCGTTGTAGATGACCTGTGTGTTGGCACCACCAACCGGACCCACCGCACCCTGTGGACCCTGCGCGCCAGCAGCACCCTGCGCGCCGCCCGCACCTGCTGCACCTTGGTTACCTTGTGGTCCTGTCCCGCCTGCTGCGCCCTGCGGTCCTTGCGAACCTGCGCCACCCGCTGCACCTTGCGGTCCAGTTCCACCCGCCGCACCTGCTGCACCCTGCGGACCCTGCGGGCCTGCAACAGTCGATGCTGCACCTTGCGGCCCAGCCGGTCCCTGCGCTCCCTGCGCGCCCGTGCCACCGACGAACTCGACCCACTGCTTCGACGTACCGTCGTCGAAGAGAATGAACGTGCGACCGTTGTCGGTATCCCACCACGCCGCACCGACCGGCGTCGTCGATGTCGACGGTGCCGTTGCTGCGATGATGAACAGCGACGGACCCTGTGCGCCTTGCGGTCCCTGCGGTCCTAGCCCCTGCGTACCCTGCGGTCCCTGCGGACCCGCTGCGCCCTGCGCGCCTGCACCAACGGCACCCTGCACACCTTGCGTACCCTGTGGTCCCTGCACGCCTGCACCACCCTGCGCGCCCGGTACACCCTGAAAGCCGGTACCCGTCTGTCCCTGCGGTCCCTGCGGGCCAGCACCACCCTGCGCGCCAGCACCACCCTGCGGACCGGTATTACCTTGCGGACCCGCTGTCCCGACTCCCGTTGTACCTTGCGGTCCCTGCGGGCCTGCTACACCCTGCGCACCGGGATTACCCGCTGGTCCTTGTGGTCCAGTTTCGCCAAGAGGGCCGGGTTCGCCGTCCGGGCCTTGGAAGCCCATATCGCCATCAGCACCCTGCACGCCTTGCGGACCGGGAATCGTCGAAGCAGCACCTTGCGCACCTTGGAAACCCTGCGGACCCTGCACACCTTGGTAGCCCTGCGCACCGGCACCGCCCTGCGAACCCTGCACACCCTGCGGGCCTTGTATACCCGCACCGACAGCGCCCTGCACACCTTGCGGACCCTGCGGGCCTTGCGCGGCTGCACCACCTGCTATGCCTTGCGTGCCCTGAAATCCCTGTGGTCCTTGCGGCCCCGTTGCTCCGACTGCCCCGCCCGACTTAATCAGTACAGCAACTTTGGCGTTGTTCTGCATCGTGCCGGTGCCGCCGAAGTTCACGAACTCGACTGGCACCGTCAAGAAGTCGGCCATCTCGTTACCGGGACCGGTCTTCCTCCACGTCTGGTAGTTGTAGGAAAAGTCCGCGTCCTGAACGATGAACTCGTCTTCGATCTCGGTGATGCGGAAGTAGGCGAGCGCGTCGAAGCCGTCCTCGGTCAGCCGGTCGAAGACGAGGTTCGTCGCTGCCTGCTGGTTGGCGTTGTCCCAACGCATCTTCCCCGAGCCGGGATCGGCAAGGCTGACCCCCTGCGTGTCAGCCCGATAGAAGAAGACGTTGGACGACGAACCCGTCAATCCTTGGAAGCCCTGCGGCCCGGTGTCGCCTTGGAATCCCTGCGCACCCGTAACGGATGCACCTTGCGGCCCAGCATCGCCCTGCGGACCAACGTAACCCTGCGGCCCGCCAGCGCCCTGCGGGCCTTGCGCGCCTTGCGTGCCGACATCGCCCTGCGGTCCCTGCGGGCCTGTCAAACCCTGCGGACCCGCTACGGTTGAGTCCGCACCTTGTGGTCCCGGCGAACCCTGCACACCATGCGCGCCCTCCGGTCCCTGCGCGCCCTGCACCCCCGGCGCACCTGCACCCTGCACACCTTGCGGACCCTGCGCACCCAGCAGCCCTGCTGTGCCCTGCGGTCCTTGCGGACCTTGCGCACCGATGAACTCGACCCACTGCTTCGAGTTGCCATCGTCAAAGAGGATGAACGTACGCCCGTTATCCGTATCCCACCAAGCTGCACCAACCGGTGTGGTTACGGTCGACGGCGCGTTCGCGGCGACGATGAAGAGCGATGGACCTTGCGGACCCTGAGCACCCTGCGGGCCGGTGCCACCGGAACCTTGTGCGCCTTGCGGGCCGGGCGCGCCTTGCGCACCGGTACCCGGCGGTCCCTGCACACCGGACACGCCCTGCGGCCCAGCTACGGTTGACGCGACACCTTGCGCGCCCTGCGGACCTTGCGGGCCGACAAGACCCTGCGGGCCTTGCGCGCCGACCGAACCCTGCGTGCCCTGCGCGCCGACGTTGCCCTGCGCGCCGACATCGCCCTGCGGCCCCGTTGTACCGATGCCTACCGGGCCTTGCGCGCCCTGTGGGCCGGTAACGCTGACACCCTGCGACCCCTGTGGGCCTTGCGCGCCCCGCGCGCCCTGCGGCCCGCGTACCGCCTCGACAATGACGACTGTCGGTGGCGGTATCTCAGGAATTGCTACCGAGAGGGTGTCATCGGGCATTTCAAGCTGTCGTGCCTTCTCCGAGAAGGTCGAAGGCACGTCCAACGACGAGCGGCGCGAACTGCTCGCCGACCTTCTGCTTGATGAGCGCCACGTCCTCTGCCTTCAGGTCATGCACGCCCCCGCCGCCAATCTTGAGCGCGAGCGAATAATATTTGTACTTCACCTGCGCATCCTTCTCTTCGGTCGCGCGCAGCAGCGCCTCGCTCGCGACCCACGCGAGTGTGGCTGGCTGACTCACACCATTCGCATCGGCTGGCTGCATCAGCGGCGAGTCGTTGAGGTTCAAAAGAATTGCGGAAAAGTCGATCTTCACTTTTTCTTGCCCTCCGGTTTCGGTTCGGTGCTGATGCCCACTGGGGGCAGTTCGTTGGCAACTTGCACCGCCTTCGTCTGTTCCCACCCGCGTGTAGTGTTCTGGATGTAAAGCGCGACATCCTTTTCGATGTCCTCCACCGTTGCCGGTCCCTCCAGTCCGAGCTTCGCGCCGAACGCGTTGGCCACGCGCTCGATGTCGGACGGCAGTTCGATAATCATCTTCAGGTCCATCATTTCTCCTTATGGTGCAACGTTGACCACGCCGCCGTTGTTCCACAGCGTGCCGGACGGCAAGCCTGTTACTGCGGTGGGCAGAACCGTCGTGATCCTGCGGCACTTCAAATCGGCGGGCGTACCCACGGTACCGTTATTGATTTCCAGTACACCGGCAGCGGTGCGATTGATCGCGACATCCACGCTGTTCAGATGGACAGCCGGACCCCACCAAAGCTGAAATGGCCCGAGTCCCATGCCTGCGTGACCGCTCGACCCGATCACCGCATAGTACGTTCCCGGTTGATCTTTCCGCCCGAAATAGGTGCCGCCCGATGTTCCACTCAACACGCCCGAGTAAACGGAGCCATCATCCAGAATCAAATTGCGCAGCCATAGATCGCGGAACTGCCCCGGCGTACCGTTGTTGATTTCGATGACGCCTGCGGCGTTGCGAGTGAATCCGGTGTCGAGCGGATTGTCGGAATTATTGCCTGCGGCGTTACTCGCCCACGCGAATCCGCAATCCGCGCCGAGCCTGAAACCCATGCCGAACTGAGCACGCCTTACTCCATCGAACACCACATCGAACGAAGATTGCGTCGTGTTAATGCGCAGCGCCACCCGCTTGTCTGAAGCATTGTTCACTTCGAGAATGCCTGCGGCGTTGCGTTGAAGCGCAATATCCTTCGTTTGCCCCGGCGTCCACTGGGCGTTCGACCACGCCATGCTCGAATTCGATGCCAGTGCAATATCGACCACGCCACCCGTAACAGAAAGTCCTAGAGCGGTGATCGGGGCATAATTCGAGACTAGCGCATTCACTACGCGGACGCCGCCCCCGGTGTCTTGCAAGCGCGCACCCGTCGTTGGCGATCCGAGAAAAAGATCGCGCACGATCAGATCGCGATACTGTCCCGCGCCACCGTTGTTGATTTCGAGCACGCCTGCGGTGTTACGCCCGAGTCCAATATCGAAAATTGTCGACACAACATCCTGCGCATTGCCCCATTGCAGCACCACGTCCGACGCAAGTTGCAATCCCCACGCGCCGAACATCGCCATGCGTTTCGAGTTGGCGCGAATGATGACCGCGTTCGGTGCGCTGAGTATCGCCTCGTTGCCGGGAGTCGCGTTGGCGAACACGATAGCGTTGACCGACTGACTGCCACCTTGCACAGTGATCGACTTCGCAATCACCGGATCAGGAAACGTCACGACGTTCGTCAGTGGATTGACCGTGAACACATCGCGCCCTAGGATGATGTTCATCATCCCGATGTAACCGTTTGTGAACGCGCCGTTATCGGCGTAGTTGCCGCCCGCGTAGAGCGCTGCCACGCCGTAGTACTCGGTCGGTGCGTTGGGGTTCTGAACACCGATTTGCAGCGCGCCGCCACCATCCTTAGTGGTCGGATCGACGACCGAATTGGAATACAGCGTGCCGGTGCAGTCGAAGTCGCCGTCGAGGAACAGCGTCGCCCAATTCGGCGAGTCGACCGGGTAGGTGTCCTCGACGAAGCGCAGCTTGTTGCTGCCGACGATGTCACCAGCCGCGTTGGCGAAGATGACCTGTCCCGGCAACGCGACAATGTCGGTGCCACCGCCACCGGGAGTGGCGATCAGGACGGTGGGTGGTGCCGCAGGCGGCGTGATGACGACCGCGCCGCCGGGCTGGAAAACGAGAACAACCTCGTTACTCGCGACCTCCTGCACCACTACGAGATCGGTCATGGCTGGGCATCGACCGTGACTGCGATATCGACGGTGACCTGCCCTTCGAGTAGGCGATCTTCAGTTCCGTCGGGGTTGTAACACTTCAAGTCCCAGAAGCCGTCCTTGGTGACGGCGTCGGTCTTCTCGTCCGGCACGACGCATACGACGTTGCCATCCGCATCGGCACTGATGCCGCCATCCAAGTCCTCGCTGGTAATGGTGAAGATTTCTTCGCCGGTAGGCTTCTTCGATTTGCGCATCTGCAACCGAAACTTGCAGCCGGTGAAGTCGCGCCCAACGTCAATCTGCTGATTCCCGTCGGCGTCGAGAATCGCATCACCGTTAGCGTCGACCAGCAAAGTCCCGAACTGGAACTTCGGAAAGCGAAACGTCGCTCCCTGCTCCAGCGTGATGTTGTAAACAGCAGCGGCCATTACCAGTACCTGCGAAGGTGGACTGAGATTGGCGCTCGCGTCTGCCCCTGATTCACATGCGCGCGAGCGTTCGCACAATCGGACAAGAACTGCTTGCGATACATCAATGCTGCCTTCAGGTCGGTCCACTGCTGATTCTGTATCGCCATCAGCTTCGACGCCGCGCCCCGCGCGATCTCCTCCGCGTAGTCCTCGAACACGTAGTCGATGACGCTGGTGGATTTGCGCGTCGGCGCAAACGCGAGAAGCCCAGTCAACGCGTCGGTGACCCCCTTATCGGGTTTCGGCACCAGCGTGACCTCGTTGGGATTGAGCATCGTGAATACGGTGGGTGTACCAGAAGCCCGCATCCAGTCACGCGAATAACGCGCCGCAATCTCGGACACCGACTTCTTCATCAAGCGACGCTCGTCGTAGTACAGGTCCACGACGTGAGCGAGATTCGTACCGGTCGGCACGTCGAGTTCGTACACCGGCTCGCCTTGAATCGAGTCGATGGGGTCTATCGGCTCCTGCCAGATCAGCGACTCCTTGCAGAACTCGATGCAGGCGTCGCGGACAGCCTGCTCCGCTACTGGGTCCGCTACGTGCGGGACAAGCGGAATCAGGTAGGGGAAGAAGGTCGAGTACGCGACATTCGCCATTACTTCTGCGTAGCAGGAATGTTCGGGTTGAACCCGCCAAGCGCCTGCATTGGCGATGTCACTGTTTCCGCCGTGACCTTGGCACCGAGGAGCGTCATGAACTGACCGTAGTACGCCGTCGCTTGCGCGGCGTTCGCCGCGTACTCCGCGTCCTTGCTGTACGCGCGGTACAGGATGTAGTTGATGAGCGCCGTCGCATACACGTCGTCGATCAGGATGGGTACAGTCTCAGTTATGTCCGCAGGCGAGGCAGCGTAAACGAGGTCCACGTTGACAGCAGCGGGAGTGGTCGTAGCCGGTGGGTAAACGTAGAACGTCCTCGGATCAAGCGGGCTGTACATGTAGTGCTTGATGACGGCAGCAACAGCCATCGTGTGCCATCCCGGCGACTGTGCGTCGAGAATCTCGCGTGAGACGACGCGCACGGCTGGGCCGTTCACGTTGCGCGGAATGTCAATCAGCGAGACGGCATCGACTGGCAGCGTCTGCTTGGAGCCAAGCACCAACGCAACCGGAACGTGCTTGATGTAGGCGTTCGGCTTGTGGAGAACGATCTCGCGTTCGCCGTCGTTCAGCCAGCCCAGAAGCTCGGGGCGCGGCCACCGTACGTTGGTTGCGTCCTGAAGGATGATCGAGGCACGGTCGATCAAAGTCGAAGCGATAATCGTCGACATGCGCTCTCCGAAAGTGCGGTACCTCTCCCCCAGTAGCGGGGGAGAGGACGTACCGGAATCCTAGCCCGCTGCTTGGACTAGGACAACACCTTCGGGCTTCACGACCTTGCGCCCGTAGACCACGAGGCCGCGAACAAGCTGCCCGAAATCGCTCGGATTCGGGATGCTCTCGACCTTGTTGATCTGGGACGCGAAGGTCCACGCCGACTTGTGGCCCGCGTACATCGCGTGCCGCTTCAACGCGCTCGCCATCGCGCCGCCGAAGTAGTCCTGTCCCGCCGCGCCTTTCGGCAGCAGGTTCGACACGTACACGTCGAAGCGGTCAATGCGTCCGATCTTACCGTTGCGCACGATGGACGTTGCGTCGCCCATGAACTGCGCCTGCGCGAGGTTGGACGACATGAGCATGTTGCGCTCGACCGGCGTGAGGATCAGGAAGCGATCCGACTCGGGCACGTTCTGCTCGTCGAGTGCCGACGCCATCGCGGTGATGGTTTGCAGGATGTTGCCCGCAGCCCCACCGGTCAGCGCCAGCGGCGCGAGGTCCGTGCCGAAGTTGTACGACGCCGAGAGCTTTCCGGCGGTCGCGCCGACGTTCGCCGCATCGCAGCCAGTGACGACCGCTTGCAGGCATTCCGCGTCGACCTTGATCTTCATCTGGTTCGCCGCGTCGGTCGTGAACATGTCCATCAGGTTCGGCTGGGCTTGGTACTCCAGCACGTCGCTGACGTTCACGCCGAAGTAGTACCCCTTGTCCACCTGAAGCTCGATGGTGCTCGGGGCTGGGACTTCGTACGTCAGCGTGGTACCAACGCTGTACGCGTTGATGGTGATCGACGGAATGTTGTTGATGATGACCTTGTCGCCCATCGACTTGATGTCACCTTCCCAGTTGGTGTTCGACACGTCGCCAAACGTCGTAGCTGCGTAGAACTTGACGTTGAGCTTGCTCGACCAGACCGACGGAATGAAGGTGCCCGAGTACGCGGGCGAGGTATTGAACGGCGCAAGGACGGGGGTTACTGCTGCTGGGGTGACGGTTGCCATGCTTCTTTCTCCTGATCTGGGTTGGCGTCAGCGCGAGCGGGTTAGGCTTCGGCTGTGGCGGGATGGCGCTTGTTCTTCGCCTTGTGGCGAGCCTCGGCGTCTTCCTCGGCCCTTATCGCCTCGTCCCTTTCCTTGGCTTCCTCCTCGGCCTTGGCCTTCGCTGCGGCTTCGGCGTCGGCCTTTTCCTTCACCCGCTTGGCAGCGGCTTCCGCTTCCATTTCGGGAGTGCGTACGAGCGGGGGTGCCGAAGCTGCCGCGCTGAGGTTGACGACCCAGTCGTTGTCCGTCACCGGAACGAACGTGGCCGTGACCAGCAGCGGCACCTCGAAAGGTGCGTCGATGTTTCCACCTTGGATCGAACCGTTTTCCGGCGGAAAGACCATCGCGGAAGCATCACCCACGACGACCACGGAGAGGGGAGCGCCACCGGCATTGCCGGGAGGAAGCTGCACCGCCTGTTCGGCTCCCACCGCGCTGACAACCACGAGAGAATTTCCGAGTACGGGAGCGCCGTACTGCGTCGAACCCTTTGCTGTTACGCCTGTATCACCGCCACGCGATTGAGGAAAACTGGTCCCACCCATAGCCGTCTACTCCTTGTTGGAGCCGCCCCTGTCAGGGCTTTAGACGGCCCTCCAGCAGTGCGGCGTTAAGTTCGTTTTCGATCACTGTCGCTTCGTCGTGTCGACCGGCCTTCATCAACCGAACGATCTGCATCGACTCGGCCTCGTACTCCTTGGCCGTGTACGTCCGCTTTTCGCTCGGCACGCTTGCCGGTCCACCAGACTTCGCGGGTGTTACCTGACGAGAAAGCTCGGACCTACGGCCTGCTGCGGCGGGTGCGGGCTGCGGTGCTCGGGGTTGCGTCGCTGTGAACGCCGTGAACACTTCGATGGCGCGTGCTGCGTCGAGCTTCTCCGCTGCATCCACGAGAACGTCGTTCCAGAGAAAGTTCGCTCCGGGCACTTTCGAGCCAAGCCACTTCTGGCAAGCCTCACTCGCCTGCACCGCTTCCCAGTTGGGGAACGCCGCTGCGAGATTCCCGAAGAACGAGTCCCTGCTGGTTGCCTGCTGCGTCTCGCGAACCTGTCCTACCTGCTGCGTCAGTTGGGCCGTCAGTGTGTTGATCCGCTCGATGTACGCTTCCTCGCGATCACCGAATTCTTCTCGGGCCACGCGCCGCGCCATGTCGACCAAATCCGCACCGAAGGCTTCCGCATCCTTCTCGGTGACCAGTTTCGCTTTGGGTTCGGGCGGCGTTGCAGGGTGCTGCTTCTGCAACGCGTCGATGCGCTCGGTGGCTTGGCGTAGTGCGTCACGAAGCTGCTGCGTCTCGTGAGCGAACATACCTTGCAGGGTGCGGTACTTCTGCTCCCATCCATCGTCGCGCCTCGGTTCGACCGGGGGCGTCGCTGGTGCCGGGGCAGTGCTGGCTGGCGGTTCGACTACCTGAAGCGTGGGCTGCGGCGCTGGCTCTTCGCCTTCGGGCTGTTGAGGTTGTGCAGCCGCTGCTGCTTCCTCTATCGCCTTGTCGTACGCTGCAACATCTTCTGCTTGCTTCTGAACTGCCTTGGGCAATGCCATCGTCGTTCTCGCCTTCCCGCCAAGGGGCTTGGGCTGTTGTGGGAGTAAGGCCCGCGTGCGCTTCGGCCTACTCTACTTCTGGGTCCAGCAACTTCATCAATTCGTCGAGCAGTATGGCTCGGCCTTGAAGGCGTTGCACATTTTCTGCCGACGCTGACAACAGAGACTTCATCGCGGCCTGATGTTCTGCTGCGAGAATGCTTTGCAGAACCCGCCCTTCCGAAGACCTTACAACGCGTTTCAGCGCTTCCAGTTGCTTTGCATCAACTCGCACTACTTCGTCTTGCCGCCCCTGCTATACCGCCGCGCTCTTGGAAACGGAGCCGGTGGAGGTGATCCTCGTCCCAGCGGCGTTGCCACAGGTGGTCTGGTGAGCGAGGGCGTTGTCGGTGCCTTGAACTTCGGAGCCGGTGTTGCCAGTTTCGCCATTGCTGATGCTCTTTTCGCCATGGCTACGTCTTGCCGCCCTTGGCGAAGGGCTTGCCCTTCTTGGCGAACGGATTCGCTTTGGGCACGCCTTGCATCCGGTCCATGCGCTCTTCCGCAGCCGATCCTTCGCGCGGCGCTGCCTTCTTGGACTTCTTCGCGAATGGGTTGGCCTTAGCCACGGCTGGTCGTCGGCCCGATTTCGGTGCCGTGTCCTGTGCCGATAGCCAGACCACCCTTGCTCGTTGCGCCGCTCTTGTAGCCCTTGCCGCTGAAAGTGGTCGGCGCTTGCGTGGGGCCAATCTCCTTGCCGTGCCCCGTGTGGATGGGCAGCGTGCCGCAGGGAGTCGCCGCAAGCCGCGTCTTGATGGACGGCTTGCCAGCAGGTGAGGGGTTACCCGGAAATCCTTGTCCCATCAAGTTCTCCTCGTGTGTAGGAGTAAAACTTACCGCGTTGTACTGCGAACCACTACAGCTTGTCAACAAGCCCCACAGTCATGCAGCCTTTTGTGGCGCGAAGTTGTCAGCGATAGGGGCACCGTTCTGCAACATCTGTCCGTTCTGCACGGGCGCGGGTGGTGAGCCGCCTTGCGGTGGCGCTGCGCCGGGCATCGGCGCGCCGGGCGGTGACTGTTGCTGCGCCGCCATCAACTGCGCGAGCTTCACCTTGAACTGCGGCGGCACGATAGCGTCGGGGTCCATGTCGAGGCTCTTCGCGGCCTCGCGCAGGATCGCCGAGATGCCGTCGACACCGACGACCTGCGTGAACACCGGATTCGCGCCGATGACGTTGAGGAATTCGTTGCGCCGCACCTGCGCCGACTCCTTGGCGACCACGCCGACTGCACCCTTGGCCACGACCTGCACGTCGCCCTTGAGCGCGGGGTCGTCGCCGTACTTCATGTTGTAGAAATACAGCCTTTCCAGCAGAGGAGTCATGACGCTGTTGTCGATGTTGCTCACCACCTGCTTCATCGACTTGTTCGCGTTCGTCATGAGCATCGACATGCCCGACGCGGTGCGCCCTGCGCCCCCCGTGGGCGAGTCGCCGGTCATGTAGCGGGGAATCGACGAGTATTCGTCGGCCAGAATCGCGAATTTCTCGAAAACGGCCATCAATTCGGCCACATTGAGCTTCGGCTGGAAGAAAATGATGGGTTCTGCGGTACTTCCCATCGGATCGGACGTGAATTGCCAGATTTTCCACGGGTACATCTGCTCGATGTCCTCGCCGGGCGGCAAACGGTCGGAATTCATGCCCACTTGAGGGCCGGAAGCGATCCCGGCGTTGTTCACGAGCGCTCTTCCGACCGAATTACACACGTCCTGACAGTCCCTTACGAGGTCGCAGACCGAATTTCCCCAAAATAGGCCCGGAATGTCCTCGTAACTCGCCTTGTAGTACGGTTTTTGGCCCAGCGGATGGTAGTTCAGGAGCGCTTTTATGACGTATGGGCCGATGACCCACACCTCCACCGGGTAGCTCTTGGCCGGATCGGGCACCTCGTCCTCGCCCATACCCCAGTCGATGAGCATCTGGCCCGAAACCACGCCCCAGAATTGCAGCGCGTCGATGTTGCGGTCCGGGTTTTGCATCACACCTGTGGTGGACTTGCCCTCGGCGAAGGCTTTCTCGCTATCGACGAATATCCACTCCTGCAATCCACCCCTGCCGTAGTCCTCCAGCACCTTGCGTATGGCCCCGTCGTCGTAGCTTTCCACCCCGATGAGGGCTTCGAGGTCTTGCTGGCGCATCTTGTGGCGCTCGATGAAGTAGCCGTCGTCGATTGCGCTCGATGACGGACTCGGGTAGCACATCATCGGGTCCACACGTTCCCATTCGAGGACCAACTCCTCCTTCACGTCCGGCTCGTACTGACCCTCACCCGTCTGCTTCCACTGCAACTTGTTCTTGTTGCGCACCACCGGCCCCTTGAGGATCGCGGCGGGGAACGTCGTGAGGTCGTCCAAGAATTCGTCGAAGGCGTCGATGAAGCCACCCTCGACAAGCTGGTCCTCCATCTTGTGCTCCATCTGCTCGACCTGCTTCTTCGCTCCATCGTACAAAGAGTTGTAGAACTCTTCGCGCAGTCCAGTGAGAAATTTTCTGAGTTCAGTCGGCGGCACCTGCTCACCGCTCGCCATGATGTAGCCCTGCACCTCGGTCACCGCGCGCTGGCGCAACTCGTCGAGCACTTCCTGCGGCAGCGCGGGAATCGGCGAGGGCTTGAGCGTCCACGGCTTATCCGATCCTGACCCCAAAAGGACATCTCTCAACCACGCCGATGCACCACGGCACTTGTTGCTCGTGAGCATCATGTAAATCTCGGAGCCGCCCTGCTGGCGGATCATGGTGAGCTTGTCGGGGTCGTACTCGCCGCGCCGCTGGCGCAGGCTCTTGAACATGCGCTGCTCGACGGTTTGTTCTCTTGCCAAACGCGCGGTCGACCAGTGCTGGCGCACGAGGCTCGCGAGGCCCGTGATGATGGGCTGGTGCTGCTGGACTTCGCTCGCTTTCTTCTGCTCTTCGAGCACCGACTTGAGCGATTGCATCGGGAGGATGCCGCCGACACTCGTCACACCCGTGGGCGCGGCGAGCATGGAAGGAGCGGTAGGAGCGGTGATCTGTCCCCTCGGCATGGGGACGGCAGGGACGCCGAAGCCGCCGGGCATAGGTGCTTGCGGCGGTGGTTGCAGTCCAAGTGCCATGTATCTCTCCCGTTTGTGCGCGCGATGTTAGCACTTCAGTACACGTACGCGACTTTCTTCACGTTGCGCCGCGCCGCCACGAACATCCCGCCCCCGATGCCGCCGGGGTCGGCGTGCATGCACAGGTACTGGAACGCGTCCGAGACATGCGACGAGGCGTTCTTCTCGGGCTTCTCGTCGACCTCGCCCTTTGTACTTATTTTGTACCTATACCCACCCCTTAAAGCGTGGATCAGCGGCTTGCAGCGAGCGTCGATGAGGAGCGCCGCGCCGCCGTCGATCTGGCGCGAGAGCCAGTTGTCCACGGAGTTCAACCGCCCCGGTATCGCGTTCGTTTTTCCCGGCACGATGCGAAAGCCCTCGGCCTTGTACACGTCGAACACACTGCGCTCGTCGGTCTGCGCTCTTTGAATTCCTGCCGGGTCGCCGATGACGAGCACCGGGATGCCGCCGAACTCGTTGGCAAGCATCGGCTTCAGGCGCTCGCGGATGAACCTCAAGCTACCCATCCCCTCGGAGGTGAGCGAGCGGTGCGCCAGCAGCCGTCCGCGTGGGTCCATCTGGCCGATTACCGCAGCCGGTGTGAGTCCGAAGTCCACCCCGATCAAGAGTGGGTACTTCGCGTCGGACGCGAGCAGGATGTTCTCGCCCCCGCGCAGCGCGATCAACGGCTGCTTGGCGACGTGGAAGTCGGACCGGAACGAGCGATGCACCGGTTGCCCCGCCAAGCTCTTGCCGAACTCGGCCTTGATGTAGACCGCGATCCATTCCTCGCTCTTGCCCACCGCCAAGTTCGCGTAGTACTCGGAGGGCAGGAACTCCAGCCAGTCGGCGGATGCGTCCAGCCCCGACGGCTGGAAGAAAACCTCTGCGTTCTCGGGCGGGTTGACGAGCAACTGCTCCCAGAACGTGTCCATGTCCGGCGGGTTGCTCATGCCCCACAGATGCTTGTTCTGCGCGCCCTCGTCGGTGACGCAGCCCGCGATGACGTGGCCTTCCTTGTCGCGCCCCCACTCGGGGCGGTGCTTCACCATCATCTTGTCGGGGTAGCGTCCCAGCCGACCCTGCATCGCGTCGTAGATGTCCTTATGGATTTCGCGGAACTCGTCGAAGATCGCGAAGCTCGCTTGCAGCGAGAGGAGCCGCCGCACGTCGTTCGCGTCGTCCAAGCCACGGAAGAGCACCTCGCACTCGACATCGTCGAACTTCAGGATAAACCGCGTACCAGTTTTGAGGTAAATCCCCGCGATGCCGTCGGGGAACCACTTGAGGAAGTCGGGGATGCTGGTGTCGCGCAACTGCTCGTTCGTGTTGCGGACCCACACCGCGCGCGAGCGGCGCACGCCGTCGCGACACGCCGCCATGCGCTTGGCGTGGTAGCAGATTTTCATTAGACCAGCGGTAGTCTTGGTGCTTCCTACCGGCCCAACGATCAAGCTGATGAACGCCTCGCTTTGCAGAAACCCCTGAACCGATGGCGGCGGCTGGTAAACCAGCGCGTGGTCGGCAGCGGCTTCTGCAAGCGCGGCGGGCATCTCCTGCTACTTCGGCGAGGCGGCGGCGCTCACGTACACCAGCACCGGCTTCTTGCCAGACTGCACAAGAATGGCTGGCTTGGTGTTCGGCGGATCACCGGCCTTTGGTGTTGCTTGCGGCAGCGCGATCAGCAGCGCGACACCCGCTGGCAGTTCCGGCAGGACGATGGGGTTCTCGATGCCGATGGAGGGGTCCGGCGGAATGTAGATCGGTGGCCGCGCCGTACCGGGAGGTGGCGTTGGCAGTTCGTTGTCGATCCCCGGTGTGGGTGGCAGCATCGGTGGCCAGACTCCCGGCGGCAGCGTGATTGGGTTGCTGGGGCGAACCGGCGGGACCGGCAGCGCGTTGCCCGGATGACCGGGAGAACCGGGAAGACCATGGCCGGGGCGAGCGGGTGCCCACGGAAGGTCGTGACCGGGTCGGTCGGGGAACGGGTGGCCTTGGCCGTAGCCGGGGTCGGTCGGCGGCGCGCCGACGCCGAAGCCGGGGTCGGTTGCCGAGATTGGGGTGAACTCGACGAGTTGCTGCACGCCGCTGGCGTACTTGAGAACTCCAAACATGTCATTTCCTTTGGGTTTTGCGAATGTGTGAACCGGCATCCGCGCGGTTGAACTCCTTGGCAACCTTCACAGGTATGCCCAGCTTCTTGGCGAACGCAGGTGAGTGAGCCGCTGCCGCCATGGTGCGTTTCTGCTTCGGCGTCGTGCTGGGCATGGCGATTTTACTCCTTCGGTTGTGACGGGTGTGTGTCCGCGCGGGGCTTGCGCGGTGCATCCACGCCCACGCCGTCGTTGTGGATCAGGAGGTTCGGCTGCTGCGTGTCGCGCTTGGGCTTGCACCAGCAGTGGTCCGAGAATGTGTCGTGCTTGCGCCAACCGAGCGGCGAGTTTTTCTGTTTCATCACAACCTCCCCATGAGAAGGAGCACGATGAGCACGACGATGATGAGTCCTGCGATCCCGCTGGGGCCGTAGCCCCAGCCGCTGCTGTAGGGCCAGCGCGGCAGCGCGCCGACGAGGATCAGGATCAGGACGATGAGAAGAAGGGTTCCGAGGCTCATTTTGTGTGGCTCATTTGATCGGTGCGCCGAAGCTCTGCCAGCCGAGGATGAGCAGCAGGATGAAGAGCAGGATGTTGGGCACGATCACCGGCCACGCGAGAGAGGGCGCGCGGAACGTCCCGTAGCCGTAGCCCAGCGCCCAGAAGAGCATCAAAATCCAGAACAGCAGTCCGAGCGTCATGGTGTGTCTCCTCAGAAAGCGAGGATGCGTTCGCGCAACACCGCCGCGTAGCTTGCCATTGCAGTCTCCTGCCGCGTCAGTCGCTCCCGCTCGATCCTCGTGAGTGCCGTGAACTGCGCGGTGTGCATGAACACGCGCAGGCGTTCCAGCTTTTGCTCCAACTCCGCGCTCTCGATGCGTACGCGGTTGCGGTAGGGGTGGAGGTTCGCGTCGTCCATGGTCAGTGGTAGCCGAAGAAGTAGGCGACGAGGCTCGTTGCGATCAGCGCGACGAAGCCTTTCAGCACGATGGAGATGAGACGGACCTTCGCTTCGAGCAGCGAGATGCGCGTGAGCATCGGCAACTGGTCCGGCTTCGGCGTGTCGACCATGGAGTGTGCATGACGTGTGGATTCTTGGTTGCCACGCACTCTACTCCGCTTTTTCCACCGGCAGGTCGATCACCACGAACGGGTTCTCCTTGCCCATGATCTCCACGGGCGGGGGTTCGGCGGGGGTGGGTGTCACGTCGATTGCAGTTGCGAGTTTGCCGCTGGGTTTCGGCTCGCCGCCGAAGACGATTTGTATGCTGAATGCGGGCGCGTTCGGGTTGCGCGGGTCGATTTGGGTGGTGGTTTTGGGTTTGAGGTCAGCGAACTCGGTGAAAGTGCGGAATGCGTCGTGGACCTGCCCGAAGGTTGCGTCGGTACGCATCGCGCGCAGGAAGATCACGTTGGAGAGTTCTTTCGCCTTGAGGCGGCTGTCGAGCACGAAGTCGAAGCCGGATTTTTCAATCTCCGCGCGTGTGCGCGCCACCTCTTGGACGAAAGGTATCCATGATTGGAGGGCGGTAAATTGCTCCTCGGTGTAGCCGTAGCGAAGGGCGATCTCAAGCGGGTCGTCCAGCCCGCTCGCGATCTGCAACACCATCTCCGGGGGCACCCGGAGCGCTTTTTCAGCCAGATTGCTGCTGGCCGGGTTCAGGACCGGGTACGGGAGGTCGATTATCGGGGCTGATGCGTCCATAAGTCTGCTTGATCGCGTGTCGGATGAGTTCGGAGACGCTAGTGTCGTCTCGTTTTGCCAGCGTCTGCAAGCTGGCAAGCGTCTTTGTTCCGATGAGGAAGTTGTAGCGTGTGCGTGTAGCCATCGTGTGGTTCCACCTTTTCGTGAGTAAAAAGTATGTATATCGTACTTTTTGGGTTTTGTATAGAGCGGAACGGGTGAAAAAGGGCTGGCGCTGACCCCCTCTTGGCCCATCCCGGTCCCCCGTACGCCTCGCCACTTGTGCAAGGTGCGCCAGACCATCGCGGCCTTGCTCAGGCGGAAGATCGCTTCGGTGACGCACGGTTAAGTGTGTGCGCGCCGTTGCCGTGGCCTTCGCGTCTGGCCGGAGTCGCATGTGTTCCAACCGGCGCGATCCAACGTGTCCACGGTTCATCGTGGCGCGGAGTGGATAGCACTCCCGTCCAAAACGGTGTCCGCTGCATGCGAATCTAGTCGTCATCGCATGGCAAACGACCTGCGTGTGACCTGCCAGTAATGGCACCACGTCGATGCAACGCGTCAGAGAGAAGCGTTGCCGAGTCGCTCCGCGATAGGGGGCAACCTGATTTTCCTGTTTCAAGCGGGCCGCGCAAAGCCGAGGGATCGTATCCCACGGCCCATAACGTGGCCCGTATCACTCAGCATCCTGCGGCGTCGAGGCGGACTTCAAGCGCACAACATGTAGCGGGGTTGTTCGTAGTAGTCGTCGCAGGGCGCTGACTGATACGACACAGGGAGGATTCAAGTCATGAGCAAGCGCATCAGATACACCAAGTCGAACACGTTTAGCGGCGTCGCCCGGAACACTCGCGGGACGCCGATGCAGTGCAAGCAATTCAACACCGAGGCGACTGCGCCCGCAAAGGCGCACAAGCCGAAGCTGTGGGGCTACCACAAGCCCAAGAATGCCAAGCCGTCGCTGTGCATCGTGAGCAACGCGCAAGGCATAACAATCCGCATCGTCAAGTCGGTGCGGGTCCGGTAGTACAACGAACCCTTGAACGGGAGAATCAGCAAGATGAACACCATCAAGTCGTTTGACGAGAAGTCCTTGGCCGTCGCCCTCAAGGCGATCACCAAGTCGGCGGTCGTGACCCGCGACAAGATTCAGGAAGTCGCGGTCTGGGCCGTGAACGTCAGCATCACCGACGGCAACATCGCGGTGGCCAATGCGTTGCTCGACGCCATCGGCGGCACCAAGTCGCTCCGCAAGGACAGCTTGGTCGCCTACTTCGAGAAGCTGGGCAACTTCGCATGGGTTAAGGCGGACAAGAAGCTCGCCTTCTTCCTGAACGCGAAGCATGGGATCACCGACCGCGTGATGACGGAAGAGTACGCCGCCATCATCGTCGGCACCAAGTGGGACGAGGCGAAGCGTGAAGCCGAGATCGTGTCGGAGTACGACATGGAGAAGCAGACGCGCATCTTCATCGCCCGCATGGAGAAGGTGATGCTCGACCCTGCCAACAAGGTCGCCAATGCCGACGTGCTCCACGCCGTGCGCAACGCGTTCAACAAGATCAACGCGGAGAAGGTGCTCAAGACGATGACGGTCGACAAAGACGTGATCGAACAGGGCGAGAAGGTCGACGCGGCGATGGCCGCGCGGGATGCCGCCGCGCTGCCGAAGATCGAGCCGTCGATGGCGGCGGTCGGGTAGTAAGTAGGGGAATCAGGAGCGCGGGCACCGCAAGGTGCCCGCTTCCCCATACGCTTATGTGTAGCTTGTGAGCGTATGGGGAAGTAAGCCTGCTGCGTCAGGCCGTGTGTATAGGTATCTGGTACGCACGTTAAACCGGAAAGCTAGGGGCCGCTGCGCCGTACAACCGGGCGGGGTACGCAAGCTCCACAAGACGAGTCAATGATGTAGTAGAAGTATGGTAGCGGCGAGGGCTTCGGCCCTCGCAACTATCACGCGCACCAGTTATCAGCTTGTTTCCATAGGAAAATCGGGCTTCAGGCCAAAGTTATTATGAGTGTCTTACGTTTCTGCATAATAACAATCAATAATACGTAAGCACCATTGCTCTGTTCTGTCCATGCACTTACTACCTTATTTCGTAGTATTGTATAATTTGTAAGAGATTTAGATGGTACGTGTGCGCGACCCCCTTTCCGAAACCCGGATTGGGTAGACGCGGTTTTCTAAAAAAGGTGTTCATCCAAAATTTGACCCAATAATACTGACGCATCACCATTCCGTAATCTTTTGCGTGGCTTACTCGCGCAGAATTCACGACATCGCATTTTCAAAGGGTTTCGTAATAACCGTGCTACAATGGGTTCCTCCCAAACCCACCCAAGGAATCCACATGGAAATGAAGAAATGCACCGCATGTGCTCGCCGTCATCGTAGCGAGGACACGCTCTGCCCAATGTGCCGCAAGTATCAAAGGCGTATACTATACAGCGAAGCTAACGAGACAAAACGCAACCCAGCTACGCTGTCAATCCAACATGGTAACCGGCCACAGTATGGTCAGTACGCACCACCATTCAAGGCCAACACACCCGAGTACATGAACTGGTATCGCGACGTGCAGGCGCAGGCTCGCCATCACATGGAGATTCCGTGGCCGCAGTTCTACGCACGGGCTAAGGAAGAGGCGCACAACAACCCAGTATCCACGCACCGCAAGTACCGCAGGCACCGCTCGCTGTTCGGTGGCGCTGGCACCAAGGAGTACAACGCGTGGTACTACAGCGTGCGCAAGGCGCACGCAGCACTGCCGGTCAACGAGCAGAACTGGCCCGAGTTCTACGGCAAGGCGAGGACCAAGGCAATGATTGAGCATGGACTCTTGGCCCCGCACGGATTCACGAGGCACCGAGTTCCAGACAAACGCTACAACGTCGTACCATTTAACCCCATCACTACATCCTTTGATGGACCACTGCGCTTCGACTTCTCGATCCCGTCGCACTTCAACCACCACCTCATCAACGACAACGAAAGGAACCAAACCACATGAGCGCGTGGCTGATCGTGGCGGTAGGGCTGGCCTACGCCTGCGTGGCAGTCGAGCAGGCGTGGAAGGGGAATTGGGCAATGAGTCTCGTCTTCGGCGGCTACGCGGTATCGAACATCGGTCTGCTGAAAGTCACAAGCTAGGAAAGGGCACACCCGAGATGACCATCAAATCCGAAACAATGCGCAGGATGGACGCCATGGCCAAGGCGGGGTTGACGCCCGACCTTCTCATCACCACCGATACGCTCACCTCAAGGAACGGCAGGCCCGTGCTGCTCAGGAACCCGCGCTGGGTGGAGTTGTACAACTCCAATCTCATCGTGGCTGCGGCGTACGACGCGGACGTGCAGCCCGAGGACGCACACGAGGACAGCATCCCCGGCTTCGGCTTCGCACCCGTGCCAACTATCACGCCGCCGGGGAGGCCCGTGCCGCCCACCACCATAACCCCCGTGCAGGGCAACCGCATCCTGACACCGAAACCGCAACCCGACCCGCCCGAGGAGCGCAAGCCCATGGCAACCAGCACGCTGATAACAACTGCACGCAATATCGCGCAGCACTACACCGCTCCGCCTGCGGGGGAACCCAAGCCCGAGGACGCTTACATCGCGTGGCTGCTGAACGCGCTCGCTGATGCACTGGAAGGAAAGGGAAAGGATGCAGACATCAAGTAAAAGGAACGAGCATCCCGCATGCAGTTGCAGGGCTTGTGTTCGTGGTCGCCACACGCCCGGCGGGCACTTCACCACAACGCAGGTCAACAAGAAGATAAGGCGAATGGCCAAGCAGGCCATCAAGAGGGGCGACGACAACGTCGCCATCGTGAGCACACCCTACACGGACTGACCCCATGAGCACACGCAAGCGCGAGGCCAAGATCAAGGCACAGGCGGACGCAGCGTACGAGGAAGCACTGAGGAAATCCCCCGCCATGGCCATAGGCATGGCACTCATGCAGGGGATGACGCCACCCAAGAAGGCGAAGCGCCAACCCCTTCTCATTGACGAGGCGCTCAACAACCCGCACAAGGGCGCACCCAAAGACGTGCAGAAGAGGATCAAGGTCGTGCAGGCGCGGCTCAGGAACGCCAAGGTCTTCAAGTTCGACGAGGACGCCGCGCTCTATGCTGCACAGATGATGAGGAATTATCCCGAGGCCATCGCGCACGACATCGAGTACGCGATACCGCCGTTCAAGCAGATGTACATCGAGTTCCCATTCATGAAGTTCTACGACATGCTCACTCCACCCGAGATGCGCGGCCTCGACCCGCTGCCCATCGAAGACCAAGACTTGGACGTGGGCTACTTCTACGACGGCCCGACCGTGTACGTCATGTCGCGCACGATGCCGCACGGCAACAGCAACAGCCACGGCATGCTGCTGCCGCTACGCTTCCGCCTCAACAGGACATTCACGTTCCAAGAAGAGCAGCAACTCACCAAGCACCTGCAAGGCTCACGGCTGTCCATCGACGCCTTCTTCTGGGGCAGTTGCTACAAGAGACTGATCGAACGCAACGACTACGCATCCATGCGGGCGCTGCGCGATCACCACAGTTGCGAGGTCTGGTATGGCATCGGGGATGTACTGGCGGACGAAAGACTGCTGGCCCACCTGCTGCACACCAACGCGGGAGACATGCGAACTATCATCGCCATGCTGCTGTTCCTCAACCGAACGAAGGATGTGCAGGTAGTCGATGAACTCCCACCTGCTCCGGGGTGGATACGCGCCAAGCCGTCCACGTTGGTGCGGCATAACCTCATACACATCAAACTCGATCCCGGTCCGTTGTTGAAGAGGGCTTTTAAATCCAGAGCTACGGGCGGATGGCGACGCGAGCACGACGTGCGTGGCCACTTCTGCCACGACCGTGTATGGCATAACGCGCACCACGAGCACGACGCGCGGGAAACCCGCGTCAATCACTGGCAGTGCGTGAAGTGCGGGGGTGCCAAGTGGTGGCGCAAGGAACACCATCGCGGGCGGGCCGATCTGGGCCAAGTCCGAACCGTTTATGAGGTGGCAAAATGAGATGGACAAAGGCAGAACGGCGCAGGAAAGGGCTGCGCTCGCTCGCACAGAACCTGCACCACGACAACCGCTACTACAAGCGTGCGGTGTTCAACCACGCAACGGATACGAAGCAGCAGCAAGTGCGCCTTGGCTCGCGCCTGTTCGAGATCATCATCGACCGGCGCATATACCGCACGAGTTTTTGAAATCTGCCGGTCAGCGCACAAGCCCGTGCGTGGTGATCGTCCATACGCGGCAAGGAAGGGGGAACGGCACATGAAGTGAGCGGGGGCGCACTGAACGCCAAAGCGCCCACCAGTAATCCCTTTGTTCAGCCACTACGTGGATACCACGGACACGCTCTGGGCCGTTGGTGTCGCGTGATGCGGGAGGGAGTCTCCGCGAGCGAGCCTGCCGTGCAGAGGGCAGGAACCGGTGTTACAGCAAAAGCGATGGGCCTGACGGATGCGGCGAACAACCCCGCCTTGCCGTGTCGGCCCTGTCCTCAACGAATGGCCCAATGGGGTAACCAAGGAGAGGTGATGAGCCTGCGCTGGAAGAGGATGAACCACTGGAAGACGATCCGTGTTTTGGTAGCGGACGCTGGTACGGTGCTCGCCTACATCCAGCGTGGGCGCAGGCCATACGAGTACACCATCGTGTTCCCAAAGGACGCACATGCGTGGGGATTGCGTAGCGTCAAAGCCCGCGCCGAGTTCGCCAACCCGATCCCCGATTTCACGTTGCAGGATTCCAACCTTGCCACGGCGAAGGCCGTCGGCATGCTGATCGTCAAGACACAAGGAGAACACTAATGCCACGGAAGAAGATCAAGGTAACGCTGCAAGCCAACCCGAGGGACGACAGCTTCATCGTCAAGCAAGTCGTCAACTCAGTGCGCTGGATACCGGGACAGAACCTCACCGAGCAGGAAGCGAAGGACTTGGCGGCATCCCCCATCGAAGTGGTCATCACGGCTGCGAGGGCGTGATGCGGCAAGCAAAGCACAACTACGTGCGCAGGAAAGCAGGCGTGATCCGCTTCTACTGCGGCACGCCCTGCCCTAGCTTCGACCCCAACTGCTTCCAGTGCCAGATATGGGCGCAGTCGCCCGCCGCACGCTGGGCCGAGGTGCTGGCAGGCATGGACGAGATGGACGCCTACCGCAAACACAGGGAGACGAAACGTGGAGACGATCAAGAAGCTGACCGAGTACCTGCGTAACCGGCGCGGCCTCACCCGCACGGTCAGCGTGGTGACCGAGTACTACGATCCGACGCTGGGCATGCAGCAGACAGGCGAGCAGATCGAGGTCATCGACTTCGCCGCCTTGCTCAACGCCATTGACGAGTTTGCCGAGGAGTTCAAGTGATGCACCTCAGAGAGCAGTGCAAGCTGGTGACAATGCTGGCCGCATCCATCGGCAAGAAGAACTTCAGGGTAACCGCCACGTATGTGCAGCGGTTCTCGCCGGAAGTGCAGGTGATGTTCTATCGCGAAGTGCTCAAGAAAGTGGAGGGAAAGTAATATGGCCGACAACCGCAGGCTGTTCAAGACGGACAACGACGCGATGAGCACCCTGCTTACGGCATTCGGCTATCCCGCGTCGAAGCCAACTATCACGCGGCCCAAAAGGGAGAAGCACCATGGAGAAGCAGCAACCGCACTGGAAGGACAAGAACTGGGAGTACCAACCATCGACCTCCCACAACGACAGCAGTGAGTTTCGCAAGCGCATGGAATTGCGCAGGAAGGCCGTGCAGCAACA